TCTTCCGACCCAGAGGATGATACGAGTAAATCGTTTTGCAAATTTGATACGAAGCGTCACTGCCAGGGATAATCTCATCCGCCATCAGCAATTGCTGCAAAGACCCGTTAATGCTGGAACCGGAAATCGCAATCGTGGACATCAAACAACCTCACTGCCAAGCTTACGATGCTGCGCCAAATGATCAGCAACAGCTTTCCCGCCATTGTCCACCAACACGACACCAGCGTCTTTCAACGCTTTGTGCAGCCAATGAGGAGGAAAATATACGCCCATATCCGTCAACGCATTTAAAAGCCGGGAAGCCGCGTCCATATCAGAACCCTTCATTGTTCCCTAGCGCCAAGGCAATACCATACGTCAAAGTATCCAACAAATCATCATCTCTGTGATTGCCAACCTGACCAACGCGAAAATTTAAAACCTGACTCAAAAAGTGATTCCTAGTATGCCCTTTATACGTCACCGTCTTATCGTAAGCATGCTGCGATAGCTTCACCATTTTCCGATACAAATACCCGGAAACACTCACAGCACGCTCGTCTTTGCCAATCGACGTCAGTTTGCTGTCAATCGCCTGGGCAGGCCACCCACGACGCAAAGACTGCTGAATCAGCACCTGGCCCGTCGATTTGTCCTCAATGTAAACGCCCAAGGATCCCATCCGGGCGCCAGTCATCTTAGACAAATCCTCCAAACGATCAAACACGCTCGGCAACCACGTCTCCAACAACGCACCTTCGATCTGCGCGATATCCCAATCCAGAATCGTCACAGGATGAGGCGACAACTTGTCCACAGCATAAAACACCACCGCAGTGCCATCGTTGTCCCGACCCGTCTTCACAGCCGTGTCCAACACAGCAAACACAGCGTCACAATGCACAGGCGGCTGCACCGGCAAGCCATTCGTCAAAATGTCCTCCAACGCAAAAAACTGAACACCCGACCAATTTACAAACTCAGCCAAATATTCCTGCTTGAAAACCAAAGGAGGGTTTTCACGCTCCAACTTTTCCAACTCCTCTGGCGGCAAATACGGGTTTGTGTGCGTCGGAGCGTGAAACTCCTTAAACCCCAACTCAGGCTCATTGCAAACGCGCCAAAAGAAGTTCTCAGGATCCGTGCCATTGGCATTCGACAACGCCCAAGCACGACCACCATAATCCAACAACGTCGGCCTAATAGCTCGCGTCCATATGTTGAACATGTTGGATTTCGTAAACGCCGCTTCGTCAATGATAACAGTATGATACTTCCTGGATCGACCCGCACGCTCATCTTCCAACGTCCAGAAATCAATACGACCTTTTGTCTTTAACCGAATAACGCCCTCAACCTTTGAAGACGACTCTTTAGCGGGCAACAGTATATCCGAACAATCAGTAAATATCTCCGAAATATACTTATACGAAGGCGCAAAATAGCCAACATATTGACCTTTCATTGCTGCATCACACGCCAGCGTGATGCCCATTACAGACTTGCCCCAACGACGACCGCACCGTATCGCCTTGTATTTGCCAGGCATCTTGAACGCCGCAACCTGCCCCTTGTGCAAAGTCGGCAGGAAAATTTCACGTTCAGCCACTATTTCTGATCCGGCAAGCCGCCCTTAACCGTAAAGGCCGCATTGCTGTTTGCATCCTTCTCAGCCTCTTTCCAACCGGCGCGGTTCTTCAACCAAAAAAACGTCGCCGCAGGATGCGCCCCACTCTTTGCCATCGCCAGCAAAGTGTCTGCCACGTCCAGCGTGGCATCCATCGTCCCCATCTCCAGCTCATTCTTGAACTCACGTTTTATTGTGTAAAGCCCCAAGTTCAAAGAACGGGCAATCTGATCGACCGGCACGCCATAAGCAGCCATCCGCTTAACAACACGACGCTGCTCGGCAGTGGGAGTGTAACTTGAACCCATGAAAACAACGCTCCAATGCGCCAAATATAACTATAGCGCCTTGCCCACAACGCTACACCGCCGACGTGGCAACATCCAACCTCAAAGTCAAGACAAACCATAACGCCAAGCTGTGCGGTGGGCTCGCAAGAGCAGGGTGCGGCAAGGGAAAGGCCAACTATTAAGCCCTGCTTAATGGTTGGCCCCATTTGGCACCGCGGAACCAAATGACGCCTCCCATCCATTCAGCTATTTCAGGCGGTCGCAATACACCATCTTCGCCAAACGTAAGAACTACAAAACCAGGCCGCGCCCGACTCGGCGCACCCTCATGATACTGGAATTGCGGCCCAGACGGATCCGTCAACGTGCCGCACTCAATCCCGTACCGCGTGCCACGCAAATCAACAACCGGCTTGCAATCAAGCTGATGCGTGTGTCCCGTCACAGTCGAAATGCCAGCATGCAAAGCGTTGTTCCATCCGGCGTGAATACCCGATCGGAATCTATGGCGGATTGCAACAATGTCGTTGATCGTAATTTGCCAAGCAAAAGCCCAATCAGAGAACCTATCTGTCAAACTTCCCGCGTAATCCTGCAATTCAGGCGCATTGGCCGCAAGATAATTGTCAACTCGCGCATCATGATTCCCAAGCGTCCAATATTGCTCGCTACCAGACGGAAGCATCGCAAGCCATTCCCGCAAAGCCGTAATTTCGTCAGACAACGTAGGCGCTCTGCCAGGGCTGCGAGCGTGACGGCTAATGCTCGCACCATCAATCATGTCGCCATTCAACACAATCACAGCAGGCTTAAGCATGTGCGCCACTTCACAAAACGCACGCCAAGTTGGCGACGGATCCCCAGGCCAAACATGAGCATCAGATCCAATAAGCACCACACCAGGAGCAACATGCACGTCAATGTTGCGTGGAGTGTGCCACTTGGCGCGAGAATAACCAGGATTAAGCGAAATTCCCGGCAAATCTATTCCATTGGCCTGCATCCTGGCACGGCGCTTGTAAAGACCGCGAACCTGTATACCCAACGCCTCCGACGCCTTGGTTGCACTGCACCCAGCAGAAAACCACGCAGCAACAAATTCTTCGTCGCTAATGCCCTCCCCCGCAGGAGGTCGATGTGCCGGTCGTTTGTTTATCTCAATAATCTTTTTCCGTTTTTGTTTTTCAGCCATAAATGCCTCACAAAACAAGTGGCTGCTGCCCTGTATCCTAAACCGAACCAAAATGCGAGCATGTCTTAAGAAAGGTTTGCGGCGTTTTCTTTCCGTAAAAAAATCGTTGGTAAACTTTCAAAAATACCGACCGGCCTTTAGACGGTCCCTGATGGGACCCATTTTCGAAAGGGGGTGGGGGGGTGTCTTTTTTCTAGCGCCTGTTTGAGGGTGGCGTGGTGCGGGGTGCGCCATGCGGTTGTGCGGTGGCGTGGTGGCGGTATGCGTTTGTGCGGTGGCGTGGTGGCGGTATGCGTTTGTGCGGTGTTGGCATGCGTTTTGTGAATAGGTCAAAAAATGGGTTTGTCGCATTTTGAGGTGGGATCGGTTAACTTTTCCAAACAGGGGTATTGTCGCTTTTTGTCATTGTCGACCACCCGCACCCTCGATCAGGCATGGGCGTTGGCGGGCCTAGAAGGGGGGCTGTAGGCGGGGCGCTGGGTCGCCTGGGTGCAACTGACATGGAATGACAGGCTGCCATCCTGGGGCTTCTGTGGGGCTTGTGGCGCGTATGGCAAACGGTGACAATTGTTTTGGTCTGTTAGTGTCATGAGAACAATGACATAGACCTGGTCAAATGAGGTGGTTGATGGGCGGTTTAGAATGGGCTTTAGGGGGCTTGGAACGGGGTCGCTAGGTGGCTCTGACAGGGTGGCATGTGGGGGGAATGCTGCGGCGCCTGGGATGGGCCTGTACGGGTCAGAACGGCGTTTCTGTGACGTGCTACCAGGCGCGCGGCGTTTTGACCGGCTTAACGGTGTCGAGGCCGACGGTGTCGAGGCCGACCTGGCGACGGTGTCGTCGAGGCCGACCTGGCGACGGTGTCGTCGAGGCCGACGGTGTCGTCGAGGCCGACGGTGGCGTCGAGGCCGACCTGGCGAC